TCTGGCCACTTACGATTTTTATTCACAGTATGTGGAACTAGCTGCCAAGATGTTTGGTGGATTCATGAACTACACCTGGAACCCTGTAACCAAGAAATTGCAGCTGATACGAGATCCAAAAGGCACCGGTGAAAATGTGCTGCTTTGGGCATACCAGCTCAAGCCCGAGATTCAGTTGTTGACCGATCACCAGACTGGACAATGGATCCGTGACTACATGGTTGCTGTTTCCAAAATGATCATTGGCGAAGCTCGCGAAAAGTTTTCAACCATTGCTGGCCCACAAGGTGGCGGCAGTCTAAACGGCGCTGCAATGAAGTCAGAAGCACAAACACAAATGGATGCACTGCTAGAACAACTCAAACTGTATGTAGACGGAGCACAACCGTTGACTTTTGTAATTGGCTAACAAGCAGACATTGATGATTGGTTGCAGCTTTATGTCAAGGCTGCAGGCCCGTCATGCTGGAGACATGGGCATAAACGCCGCAAGGTATCATGTGTTGGCCAGCCCGGGCACGGGCAATCAAGCCATTGCTGCTAGAACAATGTATCAGCTGGCCCAGGAAGATTATGATCGTGTGGTAGTGCTATGGTCTGGCATCAACAGAATAGACTTTCCAGTCAGCGAAGAACTGCAACGCACACAGCACAACAATCCTGAAGGCGATTGGGTGGCCAGCTGCAACATTGGCAGCATGGCCTGGTATCATTCAGGCGGTTTTTTGGGAACAGGCGTTTTTGGTGCAGTGCCAGAACCTGTGCAGATCTTCATGCGGGCACAGTATCTGGGATCAGAACCCAATAGCAAATATCTAAGCGAGCTTACTTTGATGAGCATTGTGACACTGCAAAGTTTGTTGAAGGCTCGTGGCATTGACCACCAAATGGCATTCATACACAACACCACACACGGTGATGTTGGGCGACAGCAGGAACATGCACATGGGATTTTGGACCACAGTTCACCCTTGGACAAACTGGTAGATTGGAGCAAGTTCAACATGAACAGCAATCCTTACGAATGGGCCATGCGTCGAGAACAACTGGAAGGTGACCAATATCATCCTACCAGAAACGCCATGATTGACTGGTTTCGGGAACAAATGGGCATTGACATGACCCAGTGATTGTGCTATACTTGCAGTATGCACCTAATGATTGACCTAGAAGGACTGGCAACTGGCCCAGACACTACTATCCTCACTATTGCCGCACAAGCGTTTGATCCGTTTGGCAAAGGCTTCTATGAGCAATCTTACTATGCTAGAGTTACTCTGGAAAGTCAGGAAAATCGTGTGATTGATGATAACACTATTGCATGGTGGGCAACGCAACCTGAACACGCTAGAGAAGAAGCATTTGGAGAACAAGATCGAATTCCACTAGACGAAGCACTAGACGGATTAGGCCGACTAATTTGGAACTCCAAGATGATTTGGGCACAAGGTCCAACTTATGACATGAATATTCTTGAGCATGCCTACAAGAGCTACAACAAGCCCCTGCCTTGGAAATACTACATGGTGCGAGACAGTCGCACAGTGTTCAGCTTGTGGCCTGATCAGCCAATACCTCCAACTAGCCACCATGCTCTTGAAGACTGTCGCAGACAAATTGATATGTTGCAAAACACATTAACACATCTAAACGTAAAGGCATTGAAATGAACATTTATCTTGACATGGATGATGTGGTAGCAGACTGGATGGCTCATGCACAGGACTTTTTAAAAATGCGATGGAATCATGAAACAAGTGAGCGTATTCCGCAGTCAGACTGGGACAAACTCAAATCTGACACACATTTTTATCGCTCTTTGCCCTTGAAAGCTGGCGCACATGAACTGGTCAATTACTGCCGTGAGTTGACACAGCGTACCAATGGACACTTGCGGTTCTTGACTGCATTGCCACACGACTACTCCATGCCATTTGCTGTGAGCGACAAAGTGTTTTGGGCACAGGAACATTTTGCGGATGTTCCGGTTACAATTGGTCCTTTTTCTTTTGACAAGTGGCGTCACTGCAAAAACCCCACTGATATTTTGATCGATGATCGCACAAGCAACTGTGAAGAATGGATCAAAGCTGGTGGCCTGGCACACATTTATCGAGACTGGCCCGCTTTCAAAGCATGGTTTGAGGAAATTATCAAATGAAAACACTACCTAAGTTACTGATTATTGGCAGTGCTCGTCACGGCAAAGACACAGTGTGCGACATATTACGTGAAGAATTTGCATACTCTTTTCGTTCCAGTTCAGACTTTTGTGCTGAAAAGTTTATCTATGCAGAGCTCAAAGATGTGTACGGATACACCACTTATGAGCAGTGTTTTTTGGACAGACACAATCACAGGGCCGAATGGTATGACATGATTCATGCCTACTGCAAGGACGACTATGCTCGCCTGGGACGAGAAATCTTTGCCGAGAACAAAATCTACTGTGGCCTGAGAAACAAAGCTGAATTCCATGCCATGCGCAACACCAAAGTTTTTGACTATGCTATCTGGGTAGATCGTAGCGATCATTTGCCCCAGGAAGACAAGAGCAGCATGACTCTAGAGCCCTGGATGTCCGACTATGTGATTGACAACAACGGTACGCTGGCAGATCTGCAACGCAACACAGTTGAGCTGATCACATGTCTGGTTGCAGATCACCAAGTCGCCATACAGAATCAGACTTTGACAAATCAACTTCGCAGTTACGACACACAGTCTTGAGATTCTTAGCTTCGCAATTGTTGAGATTGCTGTCTGCATGATATACCAACATTTGTGCTGAATACCGGGCCTTGAATCCGCAGCGATCGCACTGCATTTTTCTCTTGTACCCAGCTGCTTCCCAGTTGGGTTTTCTTTTGAGCAAACCACGTTTTTTACGCAGACAGTTTTCACACTTGCTTCGATAGTGTGTGATATTGTCTCGGTGATAGTTTACGGCACAAGGGCGCTGGTTACAAGTTGTACAAGTGGGTCTTTTCATGCTGTATTTATTGGCGGACCTTTGCAAAGGGCGGTGTAGAACACTGTTTTTTCAATATACCTATAAATATCTACAACTTGAAAAGGAAACCACAAGATGGCTCTAATCTCTCCCGGCGTAGAAGTAACAGTAATTGACGAAAGTCAGTACATCCCTTCAGCAGTTAACACAGTACCCTACTTTGTAGTAGCAACCGCACAGAACAAAGTTTCTAGTGATGGTATCACTGTGGCAGCTGGAACCACTGCTGCCAACGCTAACAAAACTTATTTGATCACTAGTCAACGTGATTTGGCAGCCACATACGGTGTGCCTTTCTTCTACAACACAACCACTGGTACACCTATCAATGGTTATGAACTCAATGAATACGGTTTGCTTGCTGCTTACTCAGCACTGGGCGTTACCAATCGTGCATATGTTCAACGTGTGGACATTGACCTTACTGAGCTCACAGCTTCTTTGAGTCGTCCAGTTGGATCAGCTGTGGATGGCACCTACTGGTTAGACACTGCAAATAGTCTCTGGGGTATTTTTGAATGGAATCAAACCACCGCTGCATTTACTGCCATTACTCCTATTGTTATTACCAGTACTGCTGATGTGGTAAACGCTGCTGGAGGAAATTACACGCCACTTACCACTGTTGGTGCCATTGGTGACTACGCTGTGGTGCCAATTGATAACTTTATCACTGGCTACTACAAAAACAGCAGCAACGCCTGGGTTCAGATTGGATCCACTGCTTGGCAAACCAGCTGGGCAACAATCACTGGCACCAATACACCATCCAGTTTGACTGTTGGTAACAACATGTATATCAATGACAATTTGATCACAGTGGGTGCTACTAACACTGTGGCAGGTTTTGCTACTGCAATTAATAGTGCTGCTATTGCAGGTGTTACTGCTGCTGCTGTATCTGGTAGATTGGCAATTTATGCCAATTCAAATGCTACCAATGATGGTTCAACAGCAACCAACGGTGTGGTATCCATTCAAGCTGGTCCTAATTCTGGCGCAGCATTGTTGACAGCACTGGGCATCACGGCCGATGAGTATTTTGCTCCTGTTTACTTTCCAGGTTACAGCTATCAAAGTCCTCG